CTTCGAGATTCGACAGTATGGACTGGATCACGGATAAGATGTTTGTTCTCTGGATAATGAATCGCACCACTTGATCCAACTAGAGATGATATTCCTCTTACCCAATCATCAGTTTCCTTTGCAAAAGTCATTTCTGCTGTGCCATCCTCATTGTTGATCGCATAAGGATACACATACACATTAGGATATTCCCCATAAATGTGCTCGACTTTTTTATTGAGATATGGGACAGGTTCAGTTACGATACCTGCCCAACCCTCAAATGCTAAAGGAACAAGAGTGTCAAAATCACAAGAACCGACTTCGACAAAGAACTTACCCATTAAATGATGATCCTGCTTCAGTTGCAACCCAGTATTCAACATTGTCACCAGAGAAGTGCGCAATGCCCTTTGAAGAGATGCTTACACGATAGTCCATCGCCAAGAACTTCATATTCTCAGTCTTGAAGATAAACTTGAAGTCTGCACCAGACTCACCTACCGTTTGAGCATACTCATTGGAAGTTGGGTTCTTGGTGTCAGTCGCAACCAACTCAATCATACCGTTGTTGCTACGAACAACCACCTCTGGAAGTTGTAGTTGATTTGCTGCATTCAGAATGCGTTTCAGATCAACCTTAAACATATCAAACGACACTTCAACAGAAGGAAGTTCAATGTTCTTCTCAGGTGGGTTAGTAATCATCGAAGGATCTGCATAGGTATAGTTTGCCTTTGCTGTGCCCTCAGTAATTGCCATGTTCTTCTCTTTGAAGTCGATGTCGCCATCCTCAAAGAGTGATGCCAGTCCTAGGAACTGGTTGAGTTCGTAAATCGCAAAGTCTACTGGAAACGACTCTGCAACCTTTGCCTGTGCCAGAATATTCTTCTGTGGCGACACAGTGCGGATTACATTCCCTGCTTTAAATGCGAGGGACTGGTTGATGGTTGAAAAGTTCTTCAACACATCGAAAGTATTATCACTGATCTTCATTCACTTCTCCTTTGTCATACTTAGTATCATGATTATGTAATGCGATTATACCATAATGCAAGACTTTTAGCAAGTCTTTTCTGTGGTCTTCAGGCGACCCTTTCTTGCCATATCGTTGGGTGTATTTGAGGATATTGCCAAGAGCAAATCCCTCACCGTGTCCATTGTCAATAATAAACTCGGTCGACTGAAACTTGTTTAAACCATAGTGTCCACCATAAGTTGCCGAGATGTAGTCATACAACTCTTTGATCAACTTATCTTCATTAAATTTAAAGTCTGGTTTACTCACTTCTTCTCCTTATTCTTCTTAACAATCTTGCTTATGTCTGCTGTTGCCGACGCACCCAATTGAGCAAGATCAGCAAGACTGCCACCAAAGGTATATGAACCTGTATGAACCAATTTCATCCAAGGACACATCCATGTGTCAACTCCGATCTCCTTCATCCACTGACAGAACATATAGTCCTCTGAAAGATATCGTTTGGACTTCTCATCAATCAGTGCTTGGAAATACATCATGATTTCTCGACTACCATCGAAATGCTCGGTGCGAACATGATCAGGTTTGTAGGAATAGTCAGGAAACTTTTCCTGGAACTTTTCAAACGCAGACTTAGTGACCATCATGAAACCAGTGCCACCCTCAAGGACTTTCACAGGTTCGTCAATCTTAACTTCCTTCTGTCCTTCAGTTGGGTTGAAGACATAGTCGCCAACATACTTCTCAAGATCCTGTGGATTCTCATCTGCGAATCCTTTGTCAACTGCTTGTTTGATTTTCTCCCAAGCAATCGTTTTCTTAGGATATGGTCCACACATGATTTCCTTGCCACCTTCTTCCTCTGGATCCATAAGTGCCAGAAGAGAGATCACATCGTTAGGATCGAAACCAATATCCGAGTCAATGAACATCAGGTGAGTGTAGTCACTCCGCATGAATTCATCCACGCAGTAGTTCCGTGCTCGTGTGATTAGTGACTCGTTGAAGAGATAGAAGAATTTAATGTCGATGCCATAGTGCTGACAGAGTCTAGCAAGATCGCAGGAGGACTTTGTGTATAGTCCGTGACATTGCCCACCATACATTGGTGTGGCAACAAATAATTTTCGTTTTCGTAATACGCTCAGATCAACTGTAATTTCCATTATATCTCCATAATGCCAAATGCTAAAAGTGGGCAGACCAATCTGCCCACATTCTATATAGTCAATTAAAACGGAACATTGTCCATTTCAACTGAATTATTTTCAGTATTAGCAACAACGACATCAGCATCGATCTTGCTATACAGTTCTTTGAAGGACTGCTTGGTATCTTCATCGAAACGGTTGGTGCACATCTCAATGGCAACCATACGATCATTGAAGATCGAGTATGCCTTAGCAATGTGAACCAGACGACGAGTCGAGATAACCTCATCCACACCACCATCGAAGAAGGTCTTGCGGATAATATCTGCCCAGTCTACCAACTTTTCAACAAACTCGGCATCCTTCACACCAAGATCATCAAACACTGATCCAAGGATCTTTTTCTCAGTAAATACTGGAGGATATTCCTGCTCACAAGTCACAGGGAATCGCTCAAGGAATGCTTCATTCAGGATGTTAGTCCCGATAAAGCGACCATCATCCGATCCCTTACCTTTGGTGTTTGCAGTAGCAACCACCGTGAATCCCTCAGCAGGTTTGATATACTCACCAGTCTTTTTGATAAAGTATCCTTTACCTTCAAGGATGGACTGGAGACACATGATCTTCGCAGGATTACCCAGATCGATCTCATCAAGCAAAAGGACTGCACCTTTTTGCATTGCTTTGATCACTGGACCATGGAAGAACTTAGTCTCGCCATTCACCAATCGGAACCCACCGATCAAGTCATCTTCATCAGTCTCGATCGTGAAGTTTACACGGATCACTTCACGCTTCGTTTGGGCACATGCCTGTTCAACAGAGAATGTTTTACCATTACCTGACAGACCAGTGATGAAGACAGGATAGAACATCTTTGACTGGATAATTTGTTTCACAGTCTTGAAGTTCCCGAATGGGACAAACAGTCCATCCTTCTCGGGAATGAGATTTTCAGTGAACCCAGTAGATTCAACAGAAAGTGCAGCAACCATAGTATTAGGTTGGAGTGCAGCAGTCTGTGTCTGGGTTTGTCCAGGAACACGGTAAACACCTCGTGACACACGCAGATCTTTGTTATAAAAGATCCACGAAGGATATGGAATACCATTCTCCTTTGCAGTATCTACAATCTGCGATTTAGTCACAGTTCCAGCACCGAACTTCTCTCCGAGAATTTCAACAAGTTTTAGAGCATTTTTATTCATAATATAGACCTCACGTTTCTCTCAACTTACAGACTTATTCTACATCAGGCGATCTAGAATGTCAACACTTTTTTCATCTTTTTTGCAACTTTTTTAAGCAACCATCTCGATGAATTTAGAAAGCATCACACGAGACTCTTTGCGTCCTTTGTTTGCTTTCTTGAAGGCAGTTCGGATCTGTCCTTTAGACGCATCCTCAGCAACCTGAATTTCACCGTTAGAAGTCGCTAGAGAACGACCACCAGCGATAGCAAAGAACTCACTGTATCCACTGTTAGGGATAGTAATGAATCGCTCCTTTTTCAGAGCAGTGTGCATCTCTTCAATCTTGCTATAATCACGAACATAACCAGAAAGGTTGCTATACATCGACCGTTTGTTCAGCGGAAGAATACGATACCCAATCACATTAGCATTAGTGCGATCACGCAAACGACGCAGAAGCACATTAGTGACAGCAGTGTAACTACGCTCGTCTGTCAGACGATACTGCTTCTTGGTGGTTTGGTCACGGAGCATCAACTTGCCATAGCGACCAGACATATCACGCAGAGGCATTGTATAGTTGCCATACTCACGCTCAATATATGCACTGTTAGGGTGACTATCACCATCAGTCAGGAATACCATATTGACGATATCCAAATTGTTTTCCTTCTTGAAGGCATCATAGATCGGAGCAGCAGCAACGATTGCATCATTCAGTGGAGTGCCACCCAG